GTATTTGGCAAAACATAGTAAAATTTTTCAGCCGTAGCACCGATGCAGAGGGCGCAGTTAGCGAGCCACAGACACCGGGGCCACGTACCGGAGACTATACCCAGTTCTTTAACTTTTTCGGTACAGGCAATACCGCTTTGTCGGTAGCCACTGTTTACCGATGTGTGCAGTTACTTAGTGAAAGTGTAGCTAATTTACCATTTTTGTATATGAGATTGAAAGACGGCATTTTTGTGGAGGACACGAATAGCCGTTTGCATTATCTTCTAACAGTACAGCCGGACTTTACAAAGTCGGCGTTTGACTTCTGGAAAGAAGCCGTAGAAAACGTGTTGTTAGAGGGTAATGCTTACATCGTACCAGTGTACAACAGGGCTACTTTAGAAATAGACCGATTGGTTTTGTGTGGGCGCAATACTGTAAACCACGATGTGTATAACGATACCTACATGATTACCGATACCATCAATGGTATATGTGGAGTTTACGACGAAAGCGAGATCATCCACATTAAGGGGCATACAAGCAACGGCAAGCACGGCGTTAGCGTACTGGAGTATGCAAGGCAGACGTTAGACATAGCATTAACCGGAGATAGGGAGACGCTTAAACGGTTTGCCAATGGTGGTAATGTTAGGGGTATCGTAAGCAACGATAAGACTACTACCGGGTTTGGCGAGTATCAGGACAAGGAATTGGAGAAGACAGCCGAGAACATAGATAGCCGTTTTCAGAATGGCGAGCGCATAGTTAGTTTGCCCGGACAGGTGGACTTTAAGCAAATTTCGCTTTCTTCTACTGATATGCAGTTTTTGGAGAGCCGCAAGTTTACGGTACGAGACATTTGCCGTTTCTTCGGTGTGCATCCATCTTTTGTTTTTGACGACACAAGCAACAATTACAAGTCGGCTGAAATGGCAAATGTGGCGTTTTTGAGTAACACGTTAAACCCACTTTTGCGCAATATTGAAAATGAAATGTTGCGTAAGTTAATCGCCCCCACCCTATGTTGCAAACGAAAATTTGAGTTTGACCGCCGGGGACTTTATGCAAGCGATTTGGATAGTAAGGTTAAGTATCAGGCGGCAACGATTGCCGCAGGTATCTACACGGTGAACGATTGGCGCAAGATGGAGAACCGCCCACCTATCGAGGGTGGCGACAAGGTTTTAGTATCGGCAAATCTTAGAGATATTGCCAACGAGACCGCAGTTAATAACGCACCGGAGCCAGAGCCAAAGAAAACTAAAAAGGACGATAAAAAATAAAGATGGAGACCAAGACGATGAATAAAGATACAATCATAAGACGGTGTTTGTGTACTCCTACCGAGTTACACGTTAGAGAGGCAGCAGAGGGCGAAGCACCGAGCCGCACAATAACTGGATATGCCATATTGTTTAACGTACCGTCGGCCCCATTGTGGAGCGACGAAGATAGCGAGGCCCGGGAAGTGATAGCCCCGGAAGCCGTTACAAAGGAACTCTTAGACGGCCAAGACATCAAAATGACGATGTTTCACAATCGGCAGTTGATTTTGGCAAGAAGCAATAAGGGCGGCGGTACACTTTCGTACACAGTAGATGAAAAGGGCGTGGCTTTTGAGTTTGACGCACCTAATACCGTGGACGGCGACAAGGCTTTGGAATTGGTACGCCGTGGCGACATAAGCGGTTGCAGTTTTGCATTTTCAACACGCTACTATGATAGCGATTTTGTAGAGCGTCAAAGCAAAGTAGCGGCTAACGGCATTAACAATATTACCTATCGTGTCAAAGCGATTACAGGTATCTTTGACTTTACGTTGGCGGCTGATCCGTATTACCCAGATACGAGCGTGGAGGCAAGAGAGTTTACCGATGAGTTGAAGCGAGAGCAGAAGACCCCGGAGCCTCAACCACAGACAAGCGAGCAGAAAGAAAAAGCGTTAAAGCAGTTGCGTGAAATGCGCCACGCTGCAAAACGCAGTTTAGTATAACATTTAATTTTTAATTTTCAGACATGGACAAAAAGACAAAGAAAACAATTAACGTTCGTGAGCTGATTAACCAGTATCAGCAGAATTGCGACCGCATCACAGAGATTGCGGACGTATGCGAGAAAGAGCAGCGTGAGCGCAACGAGGCAGAGAACACCGAGTTTGAAACCCTCATGCGTGAAAATCAGTTGTTGCAAATGAAGATGCAGGCGGCAACCGCCGAGCATTTGCGTGAAAATCCAAACGCCCAGGAAGACGCAATTAAGATTATCCGTGAAAACGCCGCATCCGGTCAGCGTACCGAAATCATGCTTTTGCGTGATATGATGATGGTGCAGGACGTGGCAAAGGGCGCAATCGTGCCGCTTAACGTTCAGGACATTTTGAAACCTTTGCAGGAGGGCTTTATTTTGGATAAGGTAGGTTTGCCAATGCCAACAGGTTTGGCAGGTGACTTTGTTTGGCCTATGTACGAAATGGTTGAGGCAGAGTTAGCAGGTGAGGGCGCAGAACTTAGCGACACCAAAATACCTTTCAGCAAAATGACCGCAGCACCGGAGCGTATGGGTATTGCCATCCCGGTAACTAACCAGTCGCTCAACCAGTCGCAGGGACTTTTGGAAATGATTGTGCGTGAGGTTATGCCGCTTGCAATCCGTCTTCTTTTGAACAAAATCGTTTGCGGCGTAAATAAGGTTAATGGTGCTACTAATTTGGTAGGCCCATTTGTGGCACTCAAAGACAACCCGGTATTGCTTTCAGCCGTTCCAACCTTTAACGAACTTAACATGATGAAAGCCGCAGTACTTGAAACCGGTATCGACGGCAGCAACCTTTGTTGGGTAATGACAAAGAGCATGGAGGCAATTTTGGAGGGCACACCAATCAACGAAAAGGGTATTTTCTTACCTACGATTCAGAACGATATCCTTTGTGGTTTGCCAGTGTACACGTCAAATGTTATCCGTGACACTAAGGTATCATACCAGAAGTATAGCGGCACAGCGTGGGCGGCAGCAGAAGACTTTGATCCACAGAAGGCCACCGCTAAGTACACCGTGACAAGTGCCGACGATGTTAAGAACATTTCGGGCATGAAGTCAGGCGACTATGTTAAGATTATCGCAGGTACGGAGTTTATCGGTTTGGGTGATTGGCGTTATCAGCCTATGGGTATGTTTGGTACTTTGCGCTTTATCGTCGATCCATACAGCAAGGCACGCAAAGATAGCGTAGATTTCGTGCTCAACACGGACTATGCTACTAAGACAATTCGCCCAGAGGCCTTTAAGTTGGGCAAAGTCGGCGGTAAGAAGTAATCACAATTTATAAAGTTATAACGTTATGGCAGTAGTGAGTTTGGCACTTTTTAAGAAGCACGTAAGGGCTGATGATTTCGCCGATGATGACGAGTATTTGCAGCATCTATTAGATACAGCAGAAAGCGCAGTTATCACAGCGACCAATAGAACCCAAGAGGAATTGGCGCAGATGGGTAACGGACATGATGTACCCACCCCCATAAAACACGCTATAATGATGTTGGGCGCACATTGGTACAATCAGCGTGAAAGTGTGAGTAGCGTGCAGATGCACGCCGTGCCTGATTCGCTACAAGCCTTAATTAAACCCTATCGGAAATTAGCGGAATGAGAGCAGGAGAAATGAAATATCGTTTGCAGTTGTTGAAGCCTACGGCGACAACAAACGACTACGGCGAGGAAGCGACAACCTACGAGCCTATACGTACCGTATGGGCGGAGAGGAAGAAGCAGAGCGGAAACCGTAGCGAGGAAGTGGGCGAACATTTCCCCGACTATCGAGCCGAATTTAATGTGAGGGACGCACACCCAGTAAAAGAAAACTGGAGGGTGCAGCAGTTGGGCGGTTACCTTTATACGGTGGTTGCCATCATCCCAAACATTGATAGGGGTATGAACACTTTAGTTTGTGAACGAGTAAACGAGTAATCAAGTTATGGCAAATCAATACGACGATACGCAGTTGCAGAAGTTGTTTACCGAAATGGACGTTAAACACCGAAAGCGATCCTTAAAAGGTGCTTTCAGGAGAGAGGCGAACCAAGTAAGGCGAACAGCTATTAATAATTTGCGCAGCTCATTACATAGCAACCGAGATTTGGAAAAAGGTATTAGGGCTATCGTATTCAAGAAAGCCGCCGGATTTCGTGTTACTATCGGCACGAAGAAAGCCAACCGAAAAACTGGAAAGGGCGAAAAAGGTATGCACATCAATCGCCAGGGACTAAAGAAACCTGTTTTGATATGGGCAGAGGGCGGAACGGAGCAACGAAAGACCAAGACCAAAACAAGGGTTTTTGTCAGGGAACGCCGGGGCCACAATACCGGACGCATGAAACGATATGGCTTTATGCGTAAGACCCAAACAGACGTTAGGGACAAGGTAACGGCAGATTTGCGTAACGAGATAGTAGAAAGTGTAACTAAGACTGCAAATAAGTATGGCTGCAAATAAAACATCATTAAGCGCAGGTAGCATTATTCGTGATATGCTTTTGCAAGACCCCGAGGTAGCGAAGCATACTAAAAAGGTTTTCCCAGTTGCTACGGACACGGCGGTTTTGCCGTACATACTTTATCGCCGTGCCTCAATCGAGCAGAACCCGACAAAGGCAGGTTACCCCGGAGCCGATACCGTGACGATCGAGGTTATTTGTTATACCGAGAAATACGGTGAGGGCGTGGAATTAGCCGAGGCAGTAAGGGCAGCTTTGGACGGCAAGCAAGGCGAAAAGGACGGTTTAGTTATGCGTAGTTGTGTATTGACTGATGGCGAAGAGGGCTACGATAGTGATGCCTATGCGCAGCAGTTAGTTTTTAACATTAAAATTTAGTAAGATATGAGTTATTGCAATGGTAGTAATATGTTGCTTTATTTGGGTGAAGATGCTTTCGGACATTGTACCACCCACACGGCAACTATGAACAGCGAGACCAAAGACCGTGCAGTTAAGCCAGCAGCAAGCAAGGCCAAGACTAACGGAATGTGGAAAGAAAAGGGTGTAACGGGTTTGTCTATTGCCATTTCAGCCGAGGGCCTTATCTATGATGGTGAGACCGAAGCAAGCTACCAAAAGATGTTGGCAGCGTGGAAGTCAGGACAGCCAGTTAAGATTAAATGTATGCAGAGAGGTGAAAGCAAAAAGCCATATTTGGCAGGTAGCTTTATCATTTCTTCTTTGGAGCGCACCGACCCGGCGCAGGACGATAGTACTTATACTATCAATCTTGACAACAACGGCGAGCCGGACACACTCGACGAAACGGCGTTTACTGATAGTGCCGTGGCAGCATCCGAAGACCATACAGTATAACCCAGTTAATTAAGTTCATATATGAAAAAGGTTGAAATTAAAATTGGTAAAGAGGTTTTCCCATGCCGCCAGACAATGGGCGCAATGCTTAGATTTAAGCAGGAAACGGGGCGAGAGGTTACAGAGATCGACGCTACAAGTTTCACCGATATTTGTACGTTCCTTTGGTGTTGCATCGTTTCAGCATCCAAGGCAGACGGCAAGAAATTCAAACTTTCTTTGATGGACTTTGCCGATAGTGTCAGCCCGGAAGATATGAATGAATGGGCTAAAGCTATGGGCCAGGCCAATGAGGAAGATGCCGAGACCGACGTAGACGAAAAAAAAAGTTTGCAATAAATGAAGTGTTGGGCTTTGCTTTAGGTTGCATACGTCTTTCATACGATGATTTTTGTAGGTTAACGCCTGATGAATTTAACAGCGTATGCAAAGCGTACTTAGACCAAGAGCAAAGCCAATACAAAGATAATTGGGAGCGTATGCGTATGTTGGCGTGCATAACTATTCAGCCGCACGTTAAGAACAAATTAACGCCTCAAAAGCTATTACCGCTTTCGTGGGATAATCGCAGGAAGTCGAAGCAAGCGAAGACCGAACACATAACAGCCAAGGAAGCGGAGGAAAAGAGAAAACAAATTATCGCCCTATTGGGTGACAAATATTAAAGACTATGGCAGGTAAAAGTACTATATCCATAACGTTCAAATTGGACGGAGACGGTAAGGGATTTAAAGACCTTTCGCAAAATGCGGACGGCCTTAAACAAGCCATGACCGCCGCTATTGTGGAAGCCGACAAACTCAAATCGTCGTTGATCAACTGGAGCCAGGGCGTACAGGCTTTGGGCGCAGTATCTAACGCCGTCAGTCAGCTAAATGGTACTTTGCAGGACATTACCGCCGATAGTAGAGCCTTTGGCGCAGCTATGAGAGTTGCGAATACAATGGCAGGAAAGAACGCCGAGGGCTTTGCAAAGTTAAAAAATCAGGTAGCCGGGGTGGCCAAAAACGTACCTGTCGCACGTGATGAACTCGCAAACGGCTTATATCAGGTAATCAGTAATAGCGTGCCAGAAGATAATTGGATCGACTTTCTTAACAAATCGGCTAAAGCATCCGTGGGCGGTGTTGCCGATTTGGGCGAAGTCGTAAAGGTAACATCTACTATTATCAAAAACTATGGTTTGGCATGGGGCGCAGCCGAAAGCGTGCAGGACAAAATACAGCTTACGGCGAAGAATGGTGTAACATCATTTGAGCAGTTAGCCCAGGCCCTACCAAGAGTGACCGCCAACGCCTCAACATTGGGCGTAAGCATTGATGAACTTTTGGCAAGTTTTGCCACGCTTACAGGTGTTAGCGGTAATACTAACGAGGTTGCAACCCAGATGGCGGCAATCTTTACCGCTTTGGTTAAGCCGTCAAGCGAAGCAACCGAAATGGCGGAAAAGATGGGTATTGAGTTTAATGCCGCATCCATCCAAGCCGCCGGAGGTTTGCGTAACTTCTTAACCCAGTTGGACGCATCCGTTAAAGAGTATGCCGCCGCTAATGGTGTATTGGAGCAAGAAGTTTACGCCAAGTTGTTTGGCAGTGCCGAGAGTTTGCGAGCCTTAACGCCACTTACTAATCAGTTGTCCGAGAAGTTCAGCGAGAACGTGGACGCAATGGCGAATAGTGCCGGAACTATCAACGCCGCCTACAACGAAATGAGTAGTACAGGCAGCGCAACCACACAAATGCTGAAAAACCAATTAGGCGCAATAACTGATGTAGTAGCCGGATTTGTTGGCGGAGCGATGCCAATACTTAGTTTTACCTCACAGTTGGGTATAACAGCTATGAGTATTACAAGTTTGGTTAAGACGCTTAAAGCCCTGAATATCCAACAAGGCATTTTAACGTTACGCTCAAAGGCAGGTGGTGCAGCAATGCTTTTGTTTGGGCTTAATGCAAGTCGATCGGCGGCGTTTACACGTGTCTTTAGTGCAGCTTTGAAAAGTGGTGCATATTCGGCGACCGCTTTCAAAATTGCCCTTAAAGGTTTGATGATTACCACGGGGGTAGGTGCTGCAATTGTAGCGGTAACATCTGTTATCGAATATTTCGTTAATAAGACCGATGAGGCTACCGACAAGACAAACGAGTTTAGCGAAGCCGAAGACGCTTACAAGAACGCAGCGGCAAGTACTAAGGTTGAATTAGACAAAGAGATTAAGGCTTTGGGCGACCTCATTACCGCTAAAAAGGACACCACCGACGCAGTAAACCACCTTAACGCAGTATATGGCGATTTGTTCGGGAGCCATAAGACGGCATCCGAGTGGTACGATACATTGACACGCAAAAGTCAGATATACGTTAAGCAAATCGGGTACGAGGCACAAGCAAAGGTGTTGGCTACAAAGTTGGCTGAAAAGCAAATCGAGTTGGAAGATAATTACGCTAAACGCCGTGAACTCTGGAAAGCCGGGGGCGCACAGAAGACTACTAAGCGGACTATTACCAACCGATCAACTGGAGGTGACAGCTACGAAGTTGTTACAACGGAAGACACCAAGGAGTATGCCGATTTGAAGGACAGCGCAAGGGGGCTGATACCGGAAATCCAAAGTTTGCAAAGACAATTGGGCATAGCCCAGAAGCACATGGCCGATTGTTCTAAGCAGATGGCGGCGGTTGATGCTAAGATGGGACATAACAACAAGACCGTTAAGGTTAGTGCAATGACCTATCAGCAGGTAGCGGACGCAATCGAGAAGACAGAAAAGAAACTTAAAAATACGACTGATAGCAAGGAAATAGCCAAGCTAAAAGCGTATAATACGGAATTACACAACCGTAAAAAGTTATTAGATAAATCGTTGGGCTTTGATACGTTCAAAGGTAATAAGAGCGGCGGAGGCAAGAAAAACAAGCCAGTTGCAGACCCTAAGACCTACGAACAGTTAAGTACTAATATCGAGTACTACAAAAAGAAGCTCACCACGGCGAGCACCGCCGAGCAAGAAAAGATAAGGGCGAATATCCAAGCATGGGAGAAAAAGAAAGCGGCTATCGAATTAGCCCAGAAAGCCGCCGAGCGACCAACCGAAATTAAGACGTTGCAAGACGTTGAAAAGGAATTGGACTATTTGCAGACCCTACGAAAGACCGCCAACAAAGACGATTTGGCAGGTATTGATAAACTGATAAGCAAAACCGAGCTATTGGGCGCAGCTATGCAACGCCCGGCAAAGTTGGAGACCTTACAGGACATTGACAAAGAAATAGAGTACCAACAGAAGTTGAGGGCTACGGCATCCAAGGAAGCTATAAGCGGAATTGATGCAGAAATCAGTAAGTTGGAAACTCTAAAGAACTATATCGAAAATGCCACGGTGATAGATACACCCGACGACGCATTGAAGACGTATGAGCAGCTTAATATTAAGTTGGCATACTATAACGAGTTGTTGGAGAAAGCCACCGAGGAACAACGCCCAGAGATACAAAAGCACATTAACGATATTGAGGGTATTAAGAAAGCATGGGATGATAGTTTAGCCGCTTTAAATAAGCCGGGAGGCATTACCCAACTTGATACTATCGAGAAGTTAGATGAAGCAGTAAGGTATTATCAGGAGCAGCAGAGCAAGCAGAGTGCCGACGAAATCCAAAACACGCAAAGGACGATCGACGCTTTGGAAGCGAAGCGAAAGGCGATGCAAAGGGGTATTGAAATACCATCAATGCAAAAAGAGATAGCCGAGATTAACGGACTTTCTAACCGAGAGTTTAAGATCAAGGTTAAAGGTATCGGCTTTGATGCACTAACCGACAAAATCCGGGAACTGCAAAAGCAGCTCAACGATACCAACAACCCGGTAACGGAGGGACAGCGCAAGGACATCGAGGAAATGATTAGCACCTATGAGCAATGGCGCAAATCTTCTATTTCTTCTTTCGATACCGTAAAGTCTGGTTGGGACGGCATCAAGGGTATTGGCGACAGCATTAACAGCATAACCGATGCTTTGGACGGCAACGGCAGCGCATGGCAGAAAGTAACCGCTATCGTGGACGGCTTTATACAACTGTATGAGAGCATCAGCGCAATAGTAGGTATTATTGATATGCTAACGACCGCCTCAACCGCCCATGCCGCAGCTAAGACCGGAGAGGCAGCAGCCACAACCGCCACGGCAACCGCCCAGGGAGTTGAGACAGCAGCACAGATAGCGGCAGCGGTGGCGACGGTTCCAGTTATTGCCGCTAACAAATTGGCGACCGCCTCATACATGGAGTTAGCCGCAGCAATGTTTTTTGCCGCCCATGCCTCAATACCATTTGTCGGCTTTGGCATAGCATCCGGTTTTGTGAGTGCAGCAACGGCGATGGTGGAAGCTATCGGAATAATGCCGTTTGCAAAAGGTGGTGTAGTGTCGGGGCCTACGTTGGCTTTAGTCGGTGAGTATGCCGGGGCAAGCAACAACCCGGAGGTTATCGCACCACTTGATAAGCTACGTAGCATGATACAGCCGCAGGGCGGTATCGGCGGAAACGTTCGCTTTGAAATCGAGGGCAGAAAGTTAGTTGGTGTAATATCCAACACAACGAGAGTAGCCGCCAAGAGCGGCAGAAAGTCAAATTTTTAATAAGTAGTTAATATGTATATACACGGCAGTTTTCTAAGTCAGCAGGGCGATACGATAACGGTATACATCGTTACCGGGAACGATCGCACGCAGACTATTGAAATAGGTACAGAAAAGGCAGATGTATATTTTAGCGAGGATCCGGCAGAAATCGAAAACGAGGTAAACGACACTTTCGATGTGCTTTTGAGAAATTCGGCTAAAATAAGATTGCTTTGCGGCAACCTGATTAAAGACCTTTTTAGTACCTCATGCCGTGATGCAGTCGTAAACATCTATAAAAACGATACGTGTATCTTTGCCGGGTTCATCGAGCCGCAAACTTTGTCACAGCCATATAACAACAGATGGGATGAACTGGAATTAAATTGCATTGATGCGCTTAGTGCTTTGCAGTATAGCAAGTATAAGAATGTGGGCGCATTGGGCGTTATCTATGCTTTCGTCAAGGCAGAGGCAGCGCAGCGTAGTTTTTACGATATTGCCACCGAGATACTGCAAGGTGTTACCGGGGGGCTGGATATATTGGGCAACCAAAATATTAAGTTCTGGTATGATGGCAGCAAGGCAGTGGATGCACAGACCGCAAACCGCTATCAGGTATTAAGGCAGCTTTCTATATCTGATTTGTTGTTTATGGGTGATGATGAAAGCGACGTTTGGCAGCAAGACGAAGTTTTGGAGGAACTATTGAAGTACCTTAACTTACATATTGTGCAGGACGGCTTTAACTTCTATATCTTTTCGTGGGAATCCGTCAAGGCGACACCCGATAAGATTATTTGGCATGACATCGTAGCCAACAGCACCAAGACAACGGCGCAGCAAGCCGTAACAATCGCTTTGGCTAACGTGGCCGATTGCGATACTACGATAAGCATAGGCGACGTATATAACCAACTTCTATTAACCGCCAAGGTGGAAGACATCGAAAGCGTGATAGAAAGCCCATTGGACGATGATTTGTTGGTTAGCCCATACATCAATAAGCAAAAGTACCTCACCGAGTATTCAAGCGACGGAGGGGGAAAGACCGCATATTATGCAATGAAAGCAATGGTGAATGATGAAAGCACTACCTATGGTGGAGGTGCTATTACTGATTGGTTTGTGCAAGTATGGCAAAATAAGTATTGGACGTTTCCGATGAAAGGAAACACCGAGGTTGATTTAGTGGACTACTTTTGCAGCGACGGAACGAACCAACATAATTTGCCTATGTGGTTGGGGCAGGCACCGGGTGCAGCTATTATGAGTTTGGGTAGTGTTAAGATTAATACCGCTAACGACGATAATAGCCCGACATCTAAGGTAAACATGACTAACTATTTAGTTGTGTCGGTTAATGGTAATGGAAACAACAAGGAAGCAGAAACATACCCTAATGTTACCGACATACAGAAAAATATACCGTATGCGGTTTACATTGGTAATAAGGCAGGTGGCGTTTTTTCGCCGTCAGACGAAGACACTACTAACTATATAGTATTGTCCGGCAAACTTATTTTAAATCCAATAATGGCGACTACTGGTAATTTTTCCAGTATGCGTGAGAAGATGGGGGACAGACCGCCGTACCAAGGTAGCGGAGGTGGAGGCGGAACAACACCGCCACCAATGTATTTTTGGCACAAGACCGTACCAAGCCGCAACAACAAAGATGGGCGTTATTATACACGTCGTTACTGGAGAGCCGAAAGACCAAGCGAGGAAGTAACATGGAACGAAAGCGGCAATAACGGTTTTTATCCATATACAGGCGAAGGCCCGGAGGAGTACGAATTCAATTATAGCGCAGTTGGGGACGGCAGCGACAAGATAAGTAAGGTTGCAGTATTGGCGTGTATGCTGATTATCGGCGATAAATGCGTAGTGGAAAAGACGCCCGACAATGATCAAGGTGATACAGACGAGAACGGCAAACCTATTCCATACACGGATAAAGGGGAAGAAACCTACAAAAATTTTGTGTGGAAGCCATACAAGGAACGTGAGCAATGTAGTAGTGATGATGAATATTATCAGCAGTCGTTTACTATTGGCGTAGACCCTAAGCGAGGTGACAAGATAATAGGACAGGAATTTGATTTGCAAAAGACTTTTTCCTATACAATTGGAATCGGCGCAGAGGGAACGGGCATAGCTATTAAGAAGAAAGACAAGATAAGTGGGCAGGTTAGGTTTATGATATTAGGCCCTGTTAATGCTACATGGGACGTTATCACACGCCGCCACCCTACCTTTTTCAGGCATACAAAGTGGAGCAGCTCATCAGTACCGCTTTTAGCCCATGTTAGTAGCATCCTGATTAAGTCGTTTGAGGTTAAAGTTTATAGCGATAATGGACTAATCAGCAATGGCAATGATGATAACGATATTATCTATATGAGCGACACCAAAGAAACCTTTGTGAATAAAAAGGACGATTTGGAGTTTAAGATAAATTCGGCATTGACCGCCACGGAGTGTGCCCAGTTGGGAGTTAGCAACACGGTGAAGTTATCCACGCCGCTGAATATATCAACCGGGGACGGAGTGTTAGAGGTGTACGACCGAAACGGCAACGTTAAGGCAAAGCCCGAACAAATCTACGTGGATAGTTATTATACTGAATACCATAAGCCACGTATCGTAATGGAACAGAAACTAAGAGACATTGATAATGTTGTTAGCCTGTTTAACCATTACCGCCACGAGGCTTTGAACAAAGAATTTTTCGTGCAGGGCATCGGCAGAAACCTTATTGAGGGACGTGCCGACCTCACATTAAAGGAGATTGGCACATGATCGAAGTTAAGCAGATAGCAAAACCCAGGAACAGCGGCAGCGGCGGGGCATCCACTGGAGGCGGCAGCTATGGAAGTATCGGCAAAATGACCGAGGAAGCCAAGCACGCAGCCAAAGCCGATATAGCGATACACGCAGAGCAAGCCGAGTATGCAAACCGTGCCGGATATGCGAGCCGTGCCGCATATTCCGATTTAGCCGGAGACGTTGCAGAGGATAGCCCGATTAACGACCGCTTTTTATCGAAGATTACCGCCGACATAGCGCAAGGGCACATTACTTTTCAGCAGGGTTTAACGGCTATCGGTTTGGCAATATTCAAGGACGGCGCACACTTTGGCGAGTTCGTCAAATCCCTGTATGCAGGTAAGGGCGCAGGTATTGACGCACAAGGTAACGCCGAGGTGGAAAGCCTAAGAGTGCGCAGCTACTTTGAGTGTCTGGAATTGATAGTAAACCGATTGTCTGCAATTGAGGGCGACCAACTTCTAACAGAAGCGGACACAATCGAAAGCGTGGACGATTTGGGCGATGGTTGTTTTGGTTTGCACCTGAGAAGTAAATGGGACGGATATTTTACCGCCCAAGCCGAAAACAATGTGCTTAAAGGTATCATCAATACTTTGGCGCAGGGAAGCGGCAAGTATTACACGGCATGGTTTAGGGTTAATAGCGTTAATACCGCTAACAACTACATAGAGGTGACGCAGTACCCGGACACCGAAGTACCAAGCGGCAAGAACTACCCACCGTGTGAAATGATGAAGATTGCACGATGGGGAAACCAAACGGACACGAAACGGCAAGATTGTTTGTACCTATCGAGCACAGAGGGGCGAATCGTCAAGCTAAAGGGAGTGACTAAGCCGATTTTGGATAACGCCAACTATGGTGCAGCTTTCGGCAGTTTGCCCGAATTTGTGTACGAGTTATTGGACGATAACGGCAACCCTTTGCCAATACGTGATGGTTTAGACTATATGTATATACCGGGTATCGTCACAATGGACGTTATCAGACTTAACAAGTGGACTGGTAAGCCGTTGGTTACGTATGTGGATCGGGGGGCGTGGACGCAAAGCGGTAAGTACTATTGCGATGCTATCAACCCGGACACCGGGGAGTATGAGACATCAGACGTATGGTTTAATGGCTGCAAGTACAGATGTTGCAAGAACCTCACGACGACCGCCCCGGCATGGAACAATACCGATTGGGCGATGATTGAGGGAAACCCAGACTTTGCCGTAGATTTCCAAGAGCCTGAAAGTATCTTAGACCCGGACAAAATAGACCTCACACTAACCATCGTGGCGACTCTGTATAATATGAATATCACAGATGATATTTTGGACGCAGACGTAATGTGGACGAGATACAGCGAGGACGCAGAGGGCAACGAGAGAACGGCGAGCGACAACGTTTGGAGTTTGCGCCACGCCAATACCGGAAAGTCTTTGCACCTCACAGCCGAGGACATGGATTTTAACGGCTATATGCCTAAAGTTATACGCTTTACGGCTACCGTTACTTTACGTGACGGCATGGGCAATGAAGCAGCAACGGCGGCAGTCAGTTACGAGTATTAATTTAAACATAGCGCAGTTATGAAGACAAAAAGATTTGATTTCAACTTTAAGCCACTGCAAATTAATGTTAGCATGGTGGTTGAGGGCGGCGTATCGGATAGTCAGAACTACGACGCAGACACCGACACATATACGCCCGATTACACCATAGACGCATCTAACTTAATAGTGCAGCCGAATATCGGCAGACTTGACAAAGACGAGGTTTTAACGCCGGGCTTGATTAATCAAGACCTCACTAACGTAGTCTGGTATGAGGTGAACAGAGGAGCAGCCGACACGTTAATAGACAGCACTAACGCCGACTTTGAGGTAGTCAGCAAGGGTGCAAATGCCGGACGTATCAGGATCAAGAAGAACGCCAAGCCGCAGATACCTATGAATCTACGATTTGAAGCGGACTACAAAGACCCACGTACTAATCAGGTACACCACATCATCAAGCCGTACCAAGTACAATGCAAGAACGCCACAGCATACACGCCACTTCTGGTATTGGACGCAGCCGCCCAAACTATCTACAACCCATTGAGCGACCCCGACACGCAGACGGTACACGCATCATTGAGATTGGGCGTTAATGAGTGTCCAGAGAATAAGCGTTTGTTTGTGTGGGAGGTAATGCGAGACGATGGAACATTTACCGCCGTAGGCAGCGACACCACGTTAGACTATGACGTAGCGGTAGCAGCAGACGGAAACAGTTGTACCGTTAATCGTAGCCTCATGGGTACAGAACTTTATTTGCGATGCAGGGCAAAGTATAGCCAGGACGGAAACCCGAGCAGCGTGACACTATCGGACAACGCCCCAACTAAGTTAGTGGCATTTATCCGTAGAATCCCAAAATTTGAGTACGACATCGGCGAACTACCTACCAACCTACCAAGTGGTTTGTTAGAGATTGCGCCAACGGCGAAGATTTGGAACACTAACGGCACGATCGACAATCCGGAACGTGAGTTATTGCCGCTTTGGTACGTCGCTACAAATGCCCAGTCAGGAACGCTTAACTATTCGCTCATAGCACATGGAATGAAACCGACGCTTTCAACAGGAAAGGTTAGTCAGACGTTAGGCGGTGTTTATGGTTTGGACGTTAAGGACGTTGGCCCTACGTGTGCATGGGAAGACAGCGACGGCGCAGTATTCGTTGATGCAGACGATAACGTAATATTAATCAAATAACAATTTAATCAATATAAGATTATGGCAAGATACATTAAAGCAAATCCATTGGTTGCACGATACTTGCAACTGGAGAATGACCGTAACACGGTAAGTGATGGCAACTATCTGTTTTGGCAAAACGATATGTTGAAGTTTGGCCCACTAACCCAACTTAACGACATATTGGTTAAGATTGGAGGTATTGCACTTATGCCGCATGAGGCGAGAAGAGAGCAAGACGGCACTATTTGCCGACCTTTGCCAATGGCAACCGATGCACGCTTTCAGCAGCCTATTAAGGCTAACGTTAATGATGCTATCGTAGGTGACAACACCAACACCGAGCAGGGAGCAGATGGTAAGGGCGAGAACACAGAGAGCACCGACAATGGCGGCAACAGCAACGAGGGCCAGGCCAACGAGGAAAATGCGGAGGGTGGCCAACAGTCGGAAGCGTCAGAGAGTGAGCAAACAGAAAGTGAAACCAAAAAGTAAGGAACTATGAGCAAAGCGAGTACAACCAGAACGATTAAGTTTATTGCAAAGGCAGGAACTTATACGGCATTGATCATGTGCCCAGATGGTGACATCTACCAAGAATGGGAGGGCACAGAATCCGACGTTACTAAGGTGTTCCCAAACTTTGAACAGACAAAACCAAAACTTAACTTTGTCTGTATGAGTAGCCGAGTAGCCGAGGGAGTGGCAACGCCTGATAGTATGCAGTACTTTTTTAATGGTACGAAAATCGAGTTTAACGGCGATACATCGAGCGGCATTTTTGCAGGTTACTTTAAGAAGTTTGCGCCAAGCGGCGACAACATCTACTATGGTTTACAGATTGTTAAGAATTTGGTAGAAATCGCAGGTTTTGCCCCGGTAACTATCAGAATGGTGGCCGCTATCAGCTATGGCACGCAAAGCGATAATATCCAAGCTACCTATACTATCCCAGTGCAGAAAGCAACAGGTACAAGTTATCGTGTTACAATCATGGCAGGAGATAACAAGGGCTTTGTTATTACCGACAAGGGCGGCAGTTGTGTTTTAAAGGCAATGGCATACCAAAACTACGGGGAAATCACCAAAGATTTAACCTATGTGTGGGAGAAGATGGGAGCCAGTGGTTGGGAGGTAATCAACGGACAGATCGCCCAGACGCTTACAGTGTCAGGCAGCAGCATAGACACATACGGAGAGTACCGGGCAACAGTTAGTCGTAGTGGCGTTGAAATCGGTAAGGACATACAGGGCGTTATGGACGCATCCGATCCCTACGACATCGACGCACGCCCGACACCGAAAGACGAAGCGATAAGCGAAGATGAGAGCGGCAACGGCAAAGTAACCTACACGCCGTGGATCGTCAAGCGTGGAACTAACACGCAAGCAATCAAAGACGCTAAGTTTTTCTTTGTTGTGAAAGATGCAGCAGGTGTTTACCTGAATAGTGACAGCGAGCGAAAAACGGCGGTTGCAAGCTATGCCGTAACACGTGCTATGTGTTTGCAGAATGGTGGAGACATCAGCGTAACGATAACATCAGAAAGTTAAGCCTATGGGTGTGTCAATAACAAGAATAGTTAAGTTTATACGCAAGGGAAAGGGCGTAATTGTCGCCCAATCCCGAAACGTATATAACTATACCTACAAGGAGTGGACGCGGTTCTACGGACTTAGTGGGCGGTCAGTCAATTGGGACGGAATCATAAATGTATCTGATTTTTCCGTAGGTGACACGATGGTTATTAATGGCACGGTATCAGACAAACAACGTATTACCATCAGTCTTTACGCTAAAGTAACGGCAATCGACACAAACCGGGCTATAATAACGGCTCAATCACTATACTACATTGCAAGTGGTGAGAATGGAGAAGACGGAAACGACGGCATAGATGCTATAACCATTGATATATCGCCGGAGAACATTTTGCACAAGAAAGCCACAACCAAATCAACCTATAAAGTCAATATTAAAGTATATAGAGGTGATACTGCCCTATCATACGGAGACGATGGTTTTAGTTGTTCGGGGTTGGCTACTATGGTATCGGGGTTTTCTTACAAAGGCAGTCTAAGCGGAAACGTCTATACATACGATATTTCGATAGAGGCTAACAAGGCCCCTAATACGAGCATCGGAGTAACAATTAAGGTTGGAAACAAAACCTTTACCCGAAATATAAAGATAAATACCGTAGCCGATGGGCAGACCGGAGCCAAAGGCGACAGAGGCCCGGCACTACGAGGCCCACAAGCGTGGAGCGATTGCGCCGTAGGCTATGTGTTCCAATCAGGTGCAAGCGGCGAGGAATACAAGGACATAGTTTTGTATGGCAATAACTATTATTCTTGCATCAAATCGCATACCAAGACCGCAAGCAATAACCCAGGAAGTGCAACAGACACCAATAGCGGACTTTGGAAATTAGCCGACAAACTGGAAATGGTGGCTACAAAGATACTGTTAGCGCAGTATGCTTTAGTCAAAAATTTGGGTGTGGAGACTATCGACATGAAAGACGCTAACGGTAACATTATCTTTCAGGCAAAAGACGGCAACGTTACTTGCAATAGCGGTACGTTCACAAATGGCACGTTCACAAATGTAAAGGTTATCGGCTCAATACGAAATCCTTTCAATTTGGCTAATGATAGCTTTGATGTTGATTACAGCGATAATGTGGCTATGCTTAGTAGCGGTGGCGGTTGGTTAGATGCCTATTCTATGCCGTGGGACGTAAGCCAGAATGGAAGACGACTAACCATTGTAAACTACAAATGGGGCGACACAATGGCGCAAGGTCAAGCCGAAATTAGTGCGCCAAATGGCAAATACTTCTTTGAGGACGGAATCCAAAAAAGCAAGTTAAAAGTTAGCCGTGAAATTGTGGAAATGATAGGCTACGGCACTACCACGGAGTTCTACGGTTGGATCGTGCTAAATCGTATTGACTTAATGACAAGTCAAAAATATGGGCATTGTTTAAAGGCTTTGGCATTTGGCACGGTATCGGGTGGAAACAGTAGTAGCAACACATCAATAACGAGCAATACGTTTGATGGCAGCAAACTAACGGTAGCCCGACAATCTGAAGGACTTTACCGGGTATTTTTTCCGAGTACGTGGTTTACTTATACAAGTAATTGCCGTGTAATATTAACCGGGCGAGGTGTATGCTACGGTGCAAGTAGCCCAGTAAAAGCCACTATGCACTCATTGGGTAACGGTTACTTTGATGTAGTCGTATCGGACGATGCAACCCGAAACGATGGCAGCTTTGATTTTATAATTTATAATGGGTCAGATTTTGACATATTAAAATAGTAGTAATTATGGCAGTAAAGAAAACAAAAAAGTTGAGTGGCCAGGCAACAGTAACGACCATCAACAACGACCAGAAATTTCCGGTAACGGACGCAAACGGAAAGATTACGCTTATTTCATTGGCGAACCTCAAAACCGCTTTGTTGGCAGGTATGAACCTTAACGGCTTATACGATGGTATCTTTATCATGTACCACCGTAAGAGCGATGATTATCCACTCATGGTTAAGCCTCATAAGTGGACATCGTTACAGAACAGCGGCGAAATTGCCGACGGTGTGGTGGTAGTCGAGGGCGGCAAAATCTTAGTCGTAGCCCCTACCGAATCAACTTCTAAGCTAACGTGGAGTAGCGCAGCTATCAGCGGAGGCGGTACGACAACAACCGATCGTGTTACAGCGATGAACGATTGGAACGGCAAGGCAAATACGGCGGCTACTATCAAGGCAAGCAAAGCCAATGCAATCACCAATACGGCGCAGTATGCACCGGGCTACTGCAATCTGTATAGTCGTGCCAACGCTAATGGTAAAGGCTTGACAGCAGGTAAGTGGTGGTTACCATCGTTGGGCGAAATGTTTATGATTTATGCCAACATGACAAAAATCAATTATGCTTTATCCCTAATTACCGGAGCCACCCAGTTAGTTGAAGATTGGTATTGGACTTCTACCGAGGGCAGTGCTGCCAGCGCATGGGGTCTGAGCCTCAACGGCGGTACGGGCAATTGGAGCACTAAGGCCAGCAACACGAACAGAGTTAGGGCGGTGTCAGCATTTATTGTTTAATTCTTAATTTCTTAGTCTTTAACCTTTAGGTACGGCGAAAGCCGTACCATTATAAGGCAATTTATAAAAAAGCAATGGCGGTAAAATTAATTTCAAGTACAAAGATTTATTTAGATGCACGAAAGTTGTTAGACATAATTTTGGATATAGTACCCAATTTCCCACGTGCCTACAAATTCACCATCGGGGCAAAGCTGCAAGAAATTGGCGTTAATCTGATGCAGGAGATAGCGGCGGCGTACATCAATAAGGACAAAGCCGAGACAGTAAAGCACCTAACCGAGTTTCAGGCAGAGTTTGAGACAATGAAAACGCTAATGAGAATTGCCGGAGAAAGGGAGTGGATAAAAGGCAGAGGAAAATTTGCAAGTATCATCGAGTTAATGGACGAAATAGGTAAACAATCGTCAGCGTGGAAAAACAAAGTAGTTAATACGCTTTGTAGCCAGAATCGGAATGTTACGACAGACCGAGAGCGCAGTTTTCCGTAATAAATGGGGTTTATGCCGTCATTTACGGCTAAGAACAAGATAATAGACCACAGATTGCGGCCACCGAGAACAGTGCTACCAACGCATGGAATCTGAACCTCAACGACGGTAATACGAACAATTGGAACACTAAGGCCAGCAACACGAACAGAGTTAGGGCAGTGTCAGCACTATTTACAGAAGACAGAAACGTGACAAATGATAATATACAATGGTAACGACAGAGTGGCTTTTAGATGCTTACTTTGATTGCCGTCATAGCAAGAGACGAACAGCAAGCGCAGTTGTTTACGAAATGGACTACGAAAGCCGTTTGATTGCTTTGCGTGATAGAATCAATAACCGGACGTACCAACCCGGTAAGTCTGTTTGCTTTGTCGTAACACGCCCAAGATACAGAGAGGTATTTGCAGCATCCTTTGAGGATAGAATCGTACACCACTACATAGCTTTGCGCCTAACGCCACTATTTGAAGAAATATTTAGTGAGCGTACATTTAATTGCAGGAAAGGCAAAGGGCAGCTTTATGGTATTAATACGCTGAAAGAAGATATAAGGCAGTGCAGCAATAATTATACGGAAGATTGCCACATTATGAAACTTGATTTAAAAGGTTTCTTTATGAGCATCGACAAAAAGTTATTGGCCGAAATGGTAGATCGCTTTATAGTCGAGTACTACAAGGGCGAAGACATAGACGATTTGCGCTACCTTTGCCGTGTCGTTATTTTACACAGCCCCGAAAAGAATTGTGAACGGCACAGCCCTTTGAGCTATTGGGAGAAGTTGGATAAGAACAAATCACTATTTACAAATGGTGAGGGTAAGGGCGTAGCCATCGGCAACCTATTTGCCCAGATATTCGCAAACTTCTTACTTAATACGCTTGATTGGTATATCGAGAATGAGGGTATAAAACATCATGGCAGGTATGTGGACGACTTCTATTGCATCCATAAGGACAAAGAAAAGCTATTGGCGTTAATGCCTAAGATACGTGAGCTATTAGCCAAGTTAGGTTTACGACTGAATGAGAAGAAGTTTTATTTGCAACATTACAGCAAAGGCGTGGAGTTTACCGGGTCAATAGTCAAACCCGGACGTGTCTATACCTGTAACAGAACAATAACAAACTTTGTCGCAGCGGTCAGACGACTAAACAAGGCAAACAACGAGCGTCAGGTATTACACGCAGTATGTAGCATCAACTCATATTTAGGTTTGCTACGACATACCAACGAGTACGCCACACGTCGCAAAGTGCTTAACATGATCGAGCCACACGTATTTAAAGAATATGTGTACATCAAAGGGCACTACGAGGTATTGGCAATTAAGAACAAACATAAATTGAGGTATCAAACAATGCAGAGAATTAGAAATGGCGACTACTGATAAAGACCCCATTACCCTATCATCCGATAGGTTAGATATGGACTTATTTAGATTGCTACTTACAAGGTATGTAGTAGTGACCGAGCAGCGAAACGGCAAAGTGATTTACGAACTTAACAGCATCGAGCATCATGCAGATAATTGAAATAGTAGTATCGGTTATTACCGCTTTGGGTGGTTGGGAAATGATTAAATATGTAATGAATCGAAAGACCAACCGCCGAAAGGAGGAAGCCGAGGCCGACAACGTGGAATTTAACGTTTTGCGTGAGGCTATGGACTTTTTGCAAACTCAACTCAAAGACAAAGAGCAAAGATTTGCAGAGCAGACCGATTTAGTGAGAAAGCAGAATTTAGATATTTTGCAACTCAACAAGGAAAAGGCGCAGTTAGAATTAGACTTACAACGCTATAAGTGTGTAATTAAGGGTTGCGTTAAGCGTGACCCACAAAATGGTTATTAATATGAGAAAGATTAATGAGATCATCGTACATTGTACGGCAACCGCCGAGGGCAAGAACTTCAAGGCGGCAGACATCGACCGTTGGCATAAGGCTAAAGGTTGGAACGGAATCGGCTACCATCATGTAGTAGATTTGGACGGAACGGTAGAACCAGGCCGACCAGAAAGCGAGGTGGGGGCACATTGCCTGAAACACAACGCTAATAGTATTGGTGTGGTGTATGTGGGCGGTTTGGCATCCGATGGGAAGACACCAAAGGACACCCGAACACCGGAGCAAAAGACGGCTTTGGTAAAGTTGCTTACAGAGTTAAAGCACCGTTACCCTAACGCTACAATCCACGGACACCGAGACTTTGCGGCCAAGGCGTGCCCAAGTTTTGACGCTACTAAGGAGTACAAAGACATTAAATAATGAGCCGATGAAGAAGTTTATAACTATCTGTATGTGCCTGTTAGCCTTGTTTGGGCTGATAGGCTGCAAGACGACAAAAAAGGCGGTATCGGAATCATCCACAACTACAAGAGAGGAAACCGACACCACCAAGTTAGCAACCGATAGCATCCACGTAGGTACTATCCAAACCGACAGCCGGACAACGCTAACGTATTTTAGCGATTGGGGGTACATCGAGTTTGCCAATAACGGCGGTACGCTCACGATCGACACTTTGGGCAACCTGAAAGCCGATGGCGTTAAGTCATACCAACACGGCAAAAAAGCCACCCAGAAGAAAGCCGAGAGTATCACCCAGAGCAAGGACAGCACCGACACCCATAAGCTGCAAGCAAATGGGGTGCAGAGCCGAGACAACAAACAAGCCAATAGAGAGCCACAGAAACAAGGCGTGAAAGCCTTAAAATGGTATCAGCGTACAATTTACCATATCGGCTTTTTATGTTGTGTAGCGGCGATTATTTACACTATATTCTTACATCTACGAAAAAAAAAATAA